CAGAGTTTCTAATGTATACTCTAATTACAGAAGGAGCATTATTTCCGACCTTATTAGCAAGAATATAAGCTTTTGTCTGAGTATAGTCTATATTAAGACCAGTGCTTACTTCGCTTGTCCTCAATGTCGCGTCTCTTCCGTTAGCTAAAGGAGAAGAGCTTAGGGGTAAAGGAGGAATAATCTGGAGAATTTTTGTTCCAGAAGTTGTTGCTGTGGGTCTTCCTTCGTCCTGAGAGAACGCTTTTTCTTTAAATCCGATAGATCTTAGGGAAATGTCTCCGAAATCAGAACAGGAGTTCGTGATAGAAAGATCTGCTCCGCTTTCTGCAATGAAGTGGTCTGCGTTACCAATAACAAAACAAGAAACTAACTGAATTGTAGCGTCAGCGGATCCTCTGAATCCAAAGTGGCGGTACTTAAATTCATCAGCAGAACATGTTCTGAATTTTTTACCACTTCCTGACTGCTTATTAATCGGAGGATCGGAGAAATATTCGGTAGAAGGAGCTTCAAAACAGTTGGGGTCAGTTTGTAGAGATACTTGAGTGTAGTTTGCAGTGACCATAGACTTAAAGCCACCAACTCTTGTACCATCTGCCCAAAGACCTTGTAAACCAAAGATTGATCTTACAGAACAGTTAAATACGTAGGGGGAAGAAGATCTTGTAGAGTTAACGTCAGGTAACTTGAAGAAGTTTACGCTTCCGCCTTCTTCTACTTTAAGTAATGCTGGGCCAGGATACGCCGGAGGAGCATTAGGATCTAAGTCGGGAGACTGAGTTCCAGTTTGGTTTTGTTCAACGTCATTTCCACGATTTTCTTTACCTGGAACAACAGGAGCAACAATAGTTGTTTCACCAGGTACTTCTAATAGTCCATCGTTACCCCAGCCATCAATCCCTGCAAAGAGAGAAGTAATTTTTGCATAGTAAGAAGTCTCATTGTTGCTTCCTCTAATCTCTCCCTGAGAAGCAAAACCAACAGAAGTAACAGTGTTGTGCGTTCTGGAGAATTGCTGGTTGTCAGTAAAGGTCATTAGTGATACATAAGTACCACCGGTTACTTTAAAGATATATGTTTTTTGTTCCTGAGCAGTATTTTGTCCTGGGGTTAGTGCAGGAACATACATCGGGCGAATTCTAACCTTTCTTAGATCAACGCCATTGATAGAAATACCTCTAGGGACAATTATTCCGCCAGTTGTAGGGTTGAAGTCGGAAGTTCTATTGTAAAAAATTTCGTCTCCAGTGTTAAAGTTTCCTTTTACATATTGAAGATATACCCTCCATCTAGTAGCAGAGACCGAATCCTTTTCAATTTTTCTGATAGTGCCAACCGAACCAGTAGAAGTATATATTACTCTTCCTAGATTTAAAACGACGGGAGGCTGAGAATTTGCGCTCCCTACGTCGATGACAATAAAGGGATTTTCTGTGCTATAAGCAGTTAATGTAGAGTAACCGGTAGTAACCTGCTTAATATATCTGTCAGCAGCAGAAATTCCTGTAATAGCATTTACTCCAGGAGAGTTGTCTACATAGTAATCACCAGGAGCAAGCTCAATTACTGTTGTATCGTATGCGTCTGTAGCACCACCTCTTCTACTAGCTCTTGCTGCTTCAAGAAGTGCTCTTTCAAGAGTTCTGAATGGTTTGTCGTTGTCGGTTCCGTTATTATTTAGCTCGTCAGTTCCTACAGAAGGATCTACATAGATGATGTTTCTGATTGCAGTAGAAGAATCAGCAACTGCTCCTCGGTTACATCTAGAAGCACCAAATACTTTGATTAGACCACCTTCTCCGTTAGAGTAGATAGCTGTTGCTTCTTTAATCTCTTTGTAGCATTTCTGAGAAGAAGCCTCGTAACGGTATACTCCTTCGGAGGGGTTCGGGTATACTGCAGGAATTGCTTGGCCATCTGGGCATTCCCCTGCGGTCCTTGTACCAATAAATTCTTTTCCTCCGCAGCTAATAAATGTTCCTAGTTTAGGATTACATTCAGAACCGGGAGTTTCTTCAAATCTCCACTCGGCAGTAGATGCGTTATAGAACAGCTCTAAGTGAGCATCGCGAATATTTACAATCCAGTCGTCTACAGATCCATTGATCTTTGTATCAGTTCCAGGTCTTAAGACAATGGGGAATCTATCAAAAGATCCTTCTAAGTCAACAATAGCAACTCTATCGTTATCAGAAGCGCTGTTAGATCCGGAAGCTCCAGGCAAACTAATAATGACAGAACCGTTTCTAGTATCGGCAATTGCTCTGTCCCAAGATTTTATAGAAGAAGATGTGGAAATTATATCGGTATTTTTTAAGATACCTGTTCCGTAGTTATTTAATGCACCAACAAATAGGTTGGGACGGAGATCAATTACTCCGGTCCCCATTACATCGCCATCGGAATCTGTATTTAACACCCCATCCGTAAAATTAATTTCTGCAAGGGGAACGTACGGATTAGACTCAGGAGATGGGAGAGTAGAAGAAACTACAAGACCACCACCACCGGTTAAAGAGTCGTCTTCTATTACATAAATATAATTTTTGCCTGTAGGACTATCTACTCCTGCTCCAATAGCTTTAAGTTGTCTATCCCAAGAGAACAGAGTTCCATTAGAAAGAACAATTTTTCCGGCTTCTACAATTACTCCTTTTTTAGCTGAAACACTAGAGCTAATAGCTGGTACGTTATTGCTACCCAAACTAATGCTAATTGTTTTTGGTTCGGTGAACGTAGCATCTGCAACAGTTTGAACAGCAGACTCTAGGCCGTATCCTAGAATTACGCCATCATGAGCCAGTCTGCCGATGGCCGTTTCTTTTTCGTCCCTAGGATTAGAAATCTCGTAGTCTTTGAGTCCGTCTCTTTCTGTAATATCCCAGCTGTTTTCATCAGTAGAAGACAGTGTGTAGAAATCCGCTCTAGCTCCGCCAGAGAAGCTAGTACCTTTTTGTACCTCGTTAAGGTACTCCTTAGTTACAATCGTTCCGTTTTGGAATGTAATTTTGTCAAGCATCGGAGGTAATTAAAATTATTATGTAGTGCTGTCGTTAATCCAGAGTAACCGGCCCATCCATTCTGAACTAGGACCAAAAGAGCTTAATTCAACTAACATCTTTCTTCCAGAAGCTTTATAAGCATCTATGGGGTTGTCGGCGCTTTCGTCTATGGCTATACCGCCATATCCCCAAGTAATCCCGCTGGAGAAGATAAACCAAGTGTTCTTTTCTCCCCAGCTTACCGGGTAGTCAAAATAGGTTGTTACATTGCTCACGGGATCTGTTGAGAAGGTAAGCAAAATTCTCATTTCTCTATAGAACCCTTCTGGTACCGAAAGAGGATTTGTATTAGGAACCGGAAGGTTATCCGATTGAGCTAGATCTACAGACAAATAGTTTGAAGATCTTAAAGAGCCCATCGGCTTGTTCTTTACTGCTCCGCCCAGTTCTATTGGAGAACCTACAGAGTCTCCTAGCCAAACTCTTCCATCAGCGTTATTGCCAAAGAGTTCCCCTTCATCCAAGTCCCCAATGAAAGGCTCTTCACCAACGACGTTTGACGTTAAAATTTGAATAGATGCTTGACTCATTTACAAGAAATTGTATTTAGTCTATCCTTCCTTTAAACTGCTTTCCACGGTTTAAAGCTATATTAGAATAATAACAATAAAGATGTGGCAAAGAATAATTTTCTTACAGACAACCTTTCAACTGTAGGGGGACTGGCCGCAATTGCCTATGGGTCTTCTGCTTATTTTCAAACAGTAACAGATCAAGTTAGACAAGATTCTTCAACTAAAGAATTAGATTATCAGCTTCCTTCTAACGCTTTGTTAGATTACACAGGTACTGATAAGTTTGTCTATGACATTTTTTATGCCGCTGTAGAAGAGGAATATAACTCTGGAACCACTTTAACAGATTTTGTAGATATTAACACATCTGGAGAAAAAGAATTTTCCGAAAAACTATTAGAAATCTTTTTATACAATATTAACAGATTATCAGATTATCAGGATAACTACTCGTCTTTAGTTGAGGAGGCAATTGAAGAAACAATTTATTGCTTCGATGGAGAAACAGATTTAGAAATAAGCGTAGATTCTTTAGCTCAAAAAATACACAACGGGTTTTTAAACTCAGAATACCTGGGTAGAGATATTGCCAAGGTAGTTACTCTTTTAATAAGAAATCCTAAAACAAAAATTGCATCGGCTCCTCCTGATTCTATCGTGTCTCTTTACGCTTCTCCAAGACAAGACAAGGATTTTAGAGGAGTAGATATGTACTGCGGTTATTTAACTAAGTCTCAGTACTACGGAAACGTAGGCTACATTGAAAAGGACGGTTCTATCAGAAAATCTGTTTCTGAGGGGTACGTAGGGTATCCCGCAGTGACCTTAATAGGTGAAAGTTTATATAATTCTGATAGTTCCGAGAACATAAGCTTAAGAGATTTAAGCTATTCTTCTGAGAGTCCTTTTGACTCAGGTGTAAGATTTTCGGCAACAGAAAGACGAATCTATAGTATTAACCTTGCTTCGATAAATACAGGTAACTAAATAATGGCTGATATAAGAGGACCTATACTACCTCTCCAATTAGATCCTAGAAATACTCCGGCTCTAGTTAGAGATACACAAACAAAAATATTTTTAGAATCTGGCGGTCAATTAAACGACTTTAGTGCTGCGTCTCCGCTATCTGCAATAGTAGAAGGGCAGGCTTATGCTCAGAGCGAGCTTCTATATTACCTCAACTCTCTTCCTGAAGCTTTTACTCTTCAGTGGTTTAGGCAGTTAGGAATTCAAAGATCTATCGGTGCAAAGGCTATTGTAGAAGTTACGTTTACTAAAGTAGAAGGATTTGGAAGAGCAGTCATAATACCTAAGGGAACAGTACTTTCAACGGTAAGTAATTTAAATTACATCTTAGATGAAGAAGTAAGAATCAATAACGACGAGCTTATTGCCACAGGTAGAGCCGTATCTGAAAGATGGGGAACAGTTTATAATGTAGCTCCAGGAGCTATACAAAAGATCAATCTTAATATCTTAGGTCTCAATACTCAGACTAACGAAAGACAAGCTCAAGGAGGAAAAGATCTAGAGTCTATTGAAAATTTAAAAACAAGAGCCTTTACTCTATTGCGAAGAAGAGGGCTGATTTCTGCTAATGACTATGAAAATGAGATTAGAGAAATTGCACCTGAGGCCTCTATTGTTAAAATAATTACCCATGAAGAAAGGGAAAGGGTTAGTGAAGATATCCCTACAGGAGTTATTGCAGTTTGTTTAGGGGATCAAGATGGCAAAGAACTTGAAGCAACAATAAGACAAAACCTTCTTAAAGCGCTAAGAAAGAGAGTTCCTCTTGGTACTGCAATATACCTCACTTCTCCGGAGGTTACTCCCCTAGAAACAACTGTTGTTATTGAATACGATGACGAAGTTTTTACCACCGGAATTGATGCAAGAGCGGCTGCTATTAATGACTTAATTGCTTCTTCACTAAACATTCAAGAAATACCTCTCGGGGAAACATTTAATTTTCAGCAAATTAAAAATAATGTATTTGATTTTAATTTTGTAAACAAAGTCAATTCTCTATCTATAAAGCTATTAAAAACAGTTACTACACCAACAGACCAACTTAATTTTTGCAACAGCCCGTTTGTTTCTGAGCTAGTTAACGGAGTATGTGTAACAGACTACGAAGCAACAGTGGATAATAACGATGAGTCTTTTATTAACACAAACGCATTAAGAAGTTTTAGATACTACAAAAACACAATAACTTTAATTGCAAAATCAACTCAAGCACCTCTTACATATACATTTATTGATCCAGACTATCAAACTTTATTAGGAGGTTGATATGGAATATATTTCAGTTTGGGATCAAAGAAATAGGAGGCCTATTGCCAGAGGCTTTAAAGCGGCTAAAATTGTTGCAGAGTTTGATAGAACAAAAAAGATTAAAATTGCCGAGCATACTCTCGGAGAAGTAGAATTTGGTACAAATCCAGGATTAAACAAATCAAGAAACGAGGTTATTGATAGGGATATTGGTAAGCTAACAACTTCCGGGTTTCAATATGAAAATATCGGAAATGTATTTTCTCCTAATCCTGAGTTTTTAGAAAAAGATTCCGATAATAAGTATGCTGTTCTTGGACACGGCACTCCGATAGAAGGAGACCTGACAGGCGGCAAAGAGAATTGTGCCATAGAAGGTTTAACATGCTCTAACGGTCAGGGTACAAATAAATCCTGTAATCCTGGGAAATGCAAATTAGGAAAACTTCAAAAAATTACTAATTACAAGTGGAAGTATACTTCTGAAACTGGGTACCCTACTGCAAAAGTGGAATACTTCGTAGGAGGTAAAGAATACTTAGAATTAAAAACTATAGCAAGAGGAGCCCATACAAATAAAGATGGTACAAAATTAAACGTAGATAGACCCGCAAGTAAAGGAACAAGTATATACCTCCCTCCTGTGGGTTACATGGGAGATTTGTTTAACGAAGATTATTTAAAGGTCGAGCAGGGTGGAATAATTACTACGGAAGAAGATTTTGTAAGACAAATTATTGAAAGAGGGTATAAGAGACACCCTGTTATTGGAAGGTCTTTAGGTAAAGGAGGCTCATATACTTCTATTGCAGACTCTCCTCTATCAGAAGAAATATACACTGCTTTCTTGGACTTCTTTTTTAAGCTGCCCGGTCCATGGAAAAAAGTTGTTAAGGATCTTGCTGATGCTAAGTGGGAGGTAAAAGGAACAAGCCACGAGACAAATAGAGTATTTATTGGAAGTCTATTTAATACTTTAAAGGTTAAGTTTACTCAGGCGATCCAAGTAACTGACTCGGGTTGGAAAGAATCTAAGATCAAATATATCTCCGATCAAGGAGTAAGACCAACCTATCTAAGACTGCCTGGGGCTTCTTTAAATTATAGAATATCTGAAGACAACGACGTTGTAGTTGTATCTGAAGAAAAAGATAGATTTGATGTAAATATTTCTGCTCTAGAGATAGGTACTATAGTAACCACGAGCGATAGAAAAATTGCCTATCAGTTCTTACCCAGGGTAATAGAGGATAAGGACGAAAGAGAGGAGTTTGGCATGTCTCCTGTACTAGATAACCGAACAAAAGAAGAGCTTTATTCTCCTAAAGACTCTAAATCTTGGCGCCCCGTGCTAGAAGATCAGCTTCCAAAAGCCCCAGTGGCTAAGTGGATAATGGCGGGTGTCGATGAGTTCTTAAGAGAAAAGAAACACGATATAGACTCGTTTTATTTTAAGTATCTTGATCCAACAGAATGTAGCGTTAAAAACATAGATTGGTTGGCTCAGCACGTAGGGCTTTGCGAACCGGTTTGGAATATAGCTTGGGATCTAGATTATAAAAGAGCGCTAATAAAAAATGCTTTAGGGTGGTTTGATAAAGAGCTAATAAATACTGTAGGAGATACAGACTACGACACAATAAAAGGCCTAGTTCTTAAAGAGGCGCCGTTTACCTCATCTTCGTGGAGAGATACTGAGGCCGTAGAATCAGGAGACGGTACAGATATTAGCGAGATAGATTTAACAAAAATTGCAGCATCCGGCTTCATTAAAAAAGATGGTACCTTTACTCCTAATTTTTCTGTTTACAAAAAAGAGTGGGACGGATTAATGGAATCAAAAGGTTCGATTTTAACTCTAGTATTCTTATTTAGTTTGTTTAATGTAAAAGCTCACTCGGAAAACGAGCTAGTAACTATTGGATCTGTTACCAAAGTCAGAAACGGTTTAAGATCTTATGAATCTAATGCTCCCACTCTTTTACCTTACAAACTAGAGTTTTTGCAAACAGGAACAGCTGCTGAAAAAGCCGTAGAAACTTATAGCAATCAACTGACTGCAGGATCAGTAGTTGCAGATTTAGAGGGAGTAAAAACTACGTTCTTTAGAATGCCCTTCTATTACAATAGAGGAGGCAGAACGTGGGACCTTGTAGAATCAATTTCTAAATACTGGGTTCATTACACAATGAACTCTAGAGTGCAATACGCGTACCTGGCCGCAGATCTTTGGAGACAAGGAGACGCATTTTTTGAAGCTCAGCTGCCAGATGAAAGTATAGCAGATACGGCTGCTATTCTAAGCCAAGATAATAATTTCCGTCTAATCGCCGAAGACGGCACAACTGATATTCTCTATAATTAAGTTCAATGACCTCCCCAAAAAAGATAACTCAATTTACTGCAGCAACGGAAGTTGCAGATAATGACGTAATATTATTTGTAGATACTAGCGATACATCTTCTTCTGCTGAAGGAACTACAAAGAAAACGACAGTTTCAGCTGTAGAGACTAATATCAGAGCTGGATTGAATATTAATAATTGGAATACTGCGTATGGCTGGGGAGATCATGCTAGCGAAGGTTATCTTACAAGCTACACGGAGACAGACCCAGTCTTTACGGCCCACCCCGCTAACGGAATTACCTCTACAAATATTGGCCAGTGGAACACCGCTTACGGCTGGGGTAACCATGCAACACAAGGCTATCTTCAATCTATTTCCACTCAGAATATTGGCTCTCTAAACGATGTATCGATCAACTCTGGAACTTTAGCAACAAACCAAGTTCTTAAGTGGAACGGAACCTCGTGGATTAATGGAACAGGCGGAGGCGGTGGTACCACTATCAATGAATTAAATGATGTTGGCGATGTAAATATAACCTCTGTTGCTAACGATCAGATTCTTAGATATGATTCTTCTTCGGGTGAATGGAGAAACGAAGATCTTTCTGTGACTGTTACAGAGACTGATACTCTTGCTACTGTAGTTGCCAGGGGCGCTTCTACAAGTATAGAAATTGAGGCCGATGGTGGCATCTCTATTCCTCAAGGCGAAAGTCTTGATTTTGGAAGCGACTTTTCGATCTCTAGATTTAGTAATCAGAACAAAGCACGCATTCAGTACACTGGCCCCGGCGACTTTTTCTTTGAGATAGACGACGTTAAATTTAGAAATAGTGCAAATACCAGAACTCACATTAGCTTTGAAGATACATCTGGTGTAAAACTATATCACAACGGGAATCAAAGATTTACCACTACCTCCTCAGGTACAACTACTTCAGGTACTGCTAAAGCAGATGCTTTTAATATTGCAAACAATAACTCCACTATTGCCGGGACAACTGGGGCAAATAGAGATATCAAAGTAATTGGCGGAGCTCCATACTACTATGATGGTACTGCATGGAGAGAATTTTATCTCATAGATGGGTCGGTTACAACACTTCAGCCTGACACTGACTGGGGTAACGTTATGATTCGCTCGACGTTTGATAGTAACATAAACGACGTTAAGCACAATGTTACTCCGGCTATGAAGAGAAGTTCCAACTCTACTTCTACAGCAATAGATATTGTGACTGCGCCGATAAAAGTAGGCGCGGGTGCTGTGAGAATAAATGGCGGATCACAATCCAGCTCAAGGCTCCAGTACAATGTCTCAGACAACACTAAATATAATTTTACTGGCGCTTGGACTATGGAGGCCTGGGTTAACTTTGATAGCACTGGTTTTACTGCTACGCCTCAAAGCTTATTTTCTGCCGGAGACACTTCGCTTACAAGTGTTGATTTTGCTTTATTAATGTCCACCAACGGTGCCAACGACCTACGTTTTTATTGGTATAACGCTGCAAATAGCAGTCATAACGGATCAAATACAGGAACCTCTATAGTACAATTATCTAATACTGTTCCTCAAATAGCCGGCGCATGGGCTCATATTGCTCTTGTTAGAGGAACCGACGGACTAATTAGACTCTATCTAAATGGAACTAAAGTAGGTATAAATATAACAGACAATGAACTTAACCAACCTGAACTTTTTAATATAGGAGGACACCATGGTAGTTCCTATAATTATAGTTTTGACGGATATATCGACGATGTAAGAATTTCAAAATCTGCAAGATACACCGCAAACTTTACACCTTCAACAACTCAACTCCCCGTAAGCGGCAGTACTACT